GCAGGATAGAAATATACAATCGTATTTATGGCAGCTCCAGCAATAACTACGGCACCTGTGTTGGTATTATAAGTATGGGTCGTTGATGCGCCCGTAGTTAACATGATGGCTGGTGCACCAGCTACTGAGACAGTAAATATCTCTGTCCCGATAGAAAACAGTTGCCCTACTTTAAATACAGCACCCGGAACAGTTGCCGAAAAAGCTCCCGCACCATCAGTGGTTCCTATGTTAATAGATAACCTGGAAAATAGTTGAGCCTGAACTCCTGCGCCGGATCCCATGAGGCGAGATCCGAATCTTTTTCTAATCCTTCCCCGGAAGACATACGCATTCTCCATAGTTTCGAAAGCATCATCGGGTATGAGCCATGGTCTGATATCGGTCTCAAGACCTGTATTTATAGGGGCAATCAGAAATCTATCATAGGCCATATTAGTATCCTATAGCTAGATATTGGAATGTAGTTGCTGCTGCAGCCACTGCAGTTCTCTGTGATCCATATACGACGACGCCGGTTGCTGTAAATGAAGTTAATTGAGCAAATATGTCAGTTCCGGCACCCGTTGTAGTAATTATAACGGACATAACATTGGTAAACACTGGTATATTTGCAGCTACCGGGAAATTAACCGTTGTGCTTCCTGTTGCCGTAGAATTTCCCCACTTTAAGAGAACACCAGAAGGCAACCATGTCCAACCGGGCACGTTATTACCAGGAGCGGCATTGGTACTTAAAATACCTGCCGTAAATGGAGTATCAAGACCAGCGATGCTATTAAAATAAAGTTCATTCGTATTTGTTGTTGGATACAAGAAAGCATATAGACCTATATCGGTTGGACCAAATACGGGAGTAGGATTCTGTGGAGGAAATGTTATCTTCGCGTGTTTACCCGCATCAGCGGAAGCAAAATCAACGTGATCTACGTCGATTAAATCAGATATTGCTCCAAAGTTAAGTAATAAATCATTCTGAGAAATATTAAGTTGATCGGTAGGTGTGGGTATAAGTTTATTATAATCAGATGCTGGCATGTTAATCCTTATTTCTATAAATCCAACGCGCTATCGTCAAACAAGTTATCATTAACATCACTATCAAAAATATCTTCGTGTATATAACGAAGAGAATATCTAATGAATCGCGTGTGCTCTCAAATCCCATAAAGCTACCAGGCACCACCGCCCCATCCCCAACCACCATTGTAGTTACTTTGTGTCTGTTCGGTGTATATCGTAGCGGCGCGCATGTTCGCATTCTGTACTATTGTTCGCCTATTACAGAGAACTCTCTGCATATCGAATTCAGGCATGAGCTGCTGAACGCTATCAGAATCCATTCTGTCTTCAAATATCTTCTTTGCTGCACCATAAGCTATATATTGCCACCATTCGTTCAACTGGGGGTTCTGACCAGTAGACAATAATGCGACAGGGTTTTCAAACACCTCGATGTTTATCCGATAGGGCTGATCAGGAACAGGGCGAATCGTAAACTTATTCTCATAAAAGAGAATAGCTTGTGGTATTGAGAGCGTTTGAGGACATGTCTGGCTATTGATCGTAGCGCCAAGTGCAGGGGCAGTTGGGAAAGTAATCGTGAATGCGCCCGTAGCATAGTTAATGGTATTAGCAGGAGTGATCACGGTTGGCGGCGCTGCTGGCTGAAGACCGGGTACGTATAAATTCCCATTAACAGTTGTATTTCCAGAAGCTGTCTCAATAACGGGAACATCCATAAGGGCCAAACCCTCACCTGCGGTATTCACCGAGCTAAAGAGAACTTGGTTCTGTAGAAGCGAGATATGTTGCTGAGTTGGACCAGGAATAGATTGGCTGGTATTCACAACTCCCGTAAATGTAGTTGTCACACCGTCACCCTGCACCGATATCGTAGAAATACTATTAGTGATCGGATAGATATTAAATAATTGTTCACGAGACTGGGTGAATAGCGAGTTATACCCAGCTATATAGGCAGGTGGATGAACTGAAATGTACTTGTTCTGGAAATCATACAGTGGGTTAGTGATAGGCAAAGTAGCGTCTGTGATATACACATCCTGAAATGGATTACAAAAGAAGGTAAATTGAGTTCTAAGCTTAAATGTTCTTAATTGCTCAGGAAAGTCATAAACGACGAAAGTATTAATATACTGCTGAAGATCTGCATCGCTGAGATTCGCCAATGATGGAGATCGCGTAAGCCTTCTTACCTTTTGTTCTATTGCTGCGAGTGTCGATATTGGTGCTGGCATATATCACCTAAAAAGGAAGTGTATTTACGGTTGCTGCTGTTAATGTTCTATTAATCTCACCTATGGGCACCGACATTGCGGTAACATTTGCATGGGCTGGCAATGGCGAAGGAATGGCGAATGGTTGGAAGAGAGTAGAATCCATTCCAACAGCAAATGATGTGGTCCCCAGAATCGCGGTTATCGGCACTACCTGCTGATCAGCTTGAGGCATTCCGATATAGGACGGAATATCGAGTCTGATTAGAGTGCCCACTATATAATTATTGGCGAAAGTAGTTGTAACTACAGCCGGATTTGCATTCGTTATTGAAGCTATAAGTCGCATCGCCGGCTTATATATTGGTAATGGATTAGCGTAAAACTGGGGCACACCAACTCCTTCCCTAAAGAGTTTTTTCTACTGTAAACAATATCGGAGTTGGAGAAATATCCTCTCCGTCAAACTCAAGACTCTGGAAACCAAATCTATGAACTCGTCGAGACATTCTAGCGCTTCCATTCAAGTTCGCCTCACCAATAAATGACTCTGATGGGGCATGTTCAAACTCAGGGTACCAGCAGTTTTTATTTAAATGGATAGCGACTGCTCGAGGAAGATCATAGATCTCGCCATCAACCAGAGCATTACGAGTAGCATGGGAATAAGTCCACGTAGGATCCCCCTTATAGATTGGGCCAACCGAGAACTGTAAAGTTCCACCTGGTACTTCATAGTCCCTGAATCTACCGCGCACTAGCTTAGAATTCTTAATACGTAATGCTTCAATCTCTTTTTGCGTAAGGCTATGTTGTGTAGCCTGTTGTTTTTCTGGTGTTAAATTTTTCATATATCTCCTTAAGGGAAGGATTATGGGTGGGGCGATTTATTTTCGCCCCACTACTGTCTTGAGTATCTAATTAGACTACAAATGCACCTAAAGTTGTGCTTCCACTTGTAATCAACGATGCACCCGCTCTCCAGCAAATAACATCGGCAACCTCTCCGGCAGGTGCATTGACACCACCAGCAGCTAAAGTTACTCCAGATATGGCACGATTTTCTGTCGCATCAAGCAATGAATAAGAAGTTTCACCGGCATCAGGAGCACCCGAACCAACTGGAACTAATTGAGCTTGCGTAAACGGAACTGCAGCGGTTAGCGGGAACACAAATGTGCCCATACCCGTTGAATTCAAGTTTACCGTTGCAACGTTAGTTGTCGCATTAATAGCCGTAATTACTGCAGTTAGACCATTAATATTCTGACTAATTGATCCATAGGCAGCAGGAACTATGATACGAACTAGCTGACCAACAGTGAATGTTGAATCAACGCTCATTTTGATGTCAGTGGTCGCGCCTGTCGTAATAGCCGTAATGAAACGATTACGAGGATAGAAAATAGGATCATAAGGAATGATTCTATAAAATCCATTCGTACCAGCAACAATTGTTGGTGCATATTTCAAAGTGAACGATGTATTTGCAACGACAGTTCCTATTGAAAATGTCATACCACCAAATTGTTGAGCACCAGTCGTATTAATAATTTCAACAACTCCATTGTTTGATGCAAGACCAGTAGTCGATCCAGTAGAAACAAGAGGAGGCGTTGCGTTACTAATTGCTGTAATGGCAACAGGGGCACCCGCAGTAGCGGTAGCCGTGTTTACAAGAGCAAACGATGATGCAGGAGCAGCAATTAAATTAGTTGCATTAGCTCCAGCGTTGGTTTGAACTTCAAATCCAGTTCCAATTAGAGCGCCATTAATAAATTGCGCATAATAATACTTACCCTTAGAAGCAGTATTAGCATTAATCGCGGTCACATTCCAAAGCTCAATCCAGTCAACTCCCATAGGAAGAGATAGAGTTGTTTGAAGTCCAGCCGAGACAAACTCGCCCTGTATAATTGTTGTTCCAGTCATATTATCCCCTTAAACAGCTAAAGTTGCGCGTAAATTGATTACCCACAAGTCGTTCGTAATTCGAGGAACCTGAGCGAACTTGTATCCAACTGAAGCATTCAATGCTAATGGACCATCGTAGATTGGTGGTCGATAGATAAAGCTCGCACTATATCCGTCTTGTTCGATATATGCATATGCTTCAAGACCTGTGCAGAAAATGTTATACACATTTGCGCCCAAGTTAGATGCATTCGCTGTAAATGAACCAATAGATGATAGCAAGAATCTCAAGTTACCAATTGCTCCCCATTCAGACTGAAGAGCCTTCATGTTTGATGGGTATTGGTTAACTTGTGTGAACCCTTGAACGTTATCCAAGTTTCCTGTCAGTTGCGTCGAACCTAAAGCGAAATACGCGTTACGAACAGGCGCCGTACCGAATCGGTCCTCACCCTCAATACCTTCTGTGATCGTATATGCGTTATTATTGAGTAACGTACGCACAACATTATCAACGTCAGTACGAGTAATTTCGGTTGGGTTATCACCATTTACACCACCAACGCAGTTAATAAATGATGCAGTAGATGCTAACATCGAAGAGATGAGCTGATCTTCTGTTTGGCGAAGAGATACCCCAAGACGAGCGGCGCATTCATTCAAACATTCTGTTACTTTTATGACCTATTTCTAGGCGGGGAAACCTCTTCGGATCTCCCTCTCTATCTTTCGAATAGAGGTCAGACTTTCGCATATCCTTTCGGATCCCTCTCGTTAAGTCGTTCACGGTGGCCCATGCCTTCCGCCCTGTCACCATAGTTTTCACCTTAGGCTTCCAAGTCAATTAGAGAAGGTTTTAATCCCGCTTTGACACTTTACGGGATCTTGGTTTTGTAGTGTTACTTGTTCGTTCAAGATCACATAGGTCAGGGCTACAAAACCAATAATACGGCACCTAGGCTATACCGTAAAAACTTATCTTAGCATCGATATCGATTGCCGTTAGCTGTTGTGCTGGGGGTGTAACGCCAGTGTTCCCCAGTGGAACCATTGCAACCGCTAATGGATTGTATCGTCGCATACGAAGAGTCGTACCGCCGTTACGAGGCATCTGCTGTTTGAATGCTGGTATTTTATGAATCATATTCGGTACTGGTACCGACAATAGCTTATAGCTAAAGCTTTGCTGTACCGGTGCCGGTAAGCTCGATGTAGTGGTAATTGCCATGAGTAGACCTGAAAATGAATAGCCTTCGCGTATTCACAAGTGGACGAGTCCTGTTCAGTACGTCCTGGGTAGACGAATCCCTTACGTCGATGTGATTATGAGGAGAACGGAGCCTCGATACGTTCTCAGAGACTATAGATCAAAGCAATTTCGAAATCAAATTAGATAGGATCTTTGCGCTCAGACTTCTCTTCTTCCGTGCTCGCACTTGGTACTGTTGCCAACTTTGTCGAAGCATATTTGAACGAATCATCTGATCTCCAAGCTATTCTGCGACGACGTTGTCTTTTAAGGTTTCGAACGGATTCCCTATGTATAGCTTGTCGATGCTTCTCAATGGATTCTTTCACAATAACTTCTATAGCATCTTTATTTTCTTCATACCTTACTCGAACTGCTTCCCTAAACATCCACAGTTCATCAGGATCAAGTTTAAACCCCGCATACGCCTTATCATCAACTCTTGAGTGCAGCATATAGATAACCGCAAGGGTAAGTCTATTCACTGTGTCGGTTATTCTTCTCTGTTTTTGCTGTGCTTCAATATCTGGTCGTACAACTTCGGGACTAACGGAATAATCATGCGCTGGAGATGGTTTTACTTTAGCACTTGAACATATACCACCGGCGTTGATATTAAATTGAAAAAGAATCAACAAGATACGAAGTAGCATATCAATAATTCCTATAGCTACTCTCTGCAGTCACTTCTCCAATAAGTACCACAGAGAGATACTTTATATATTATCGTCGTCGGTACTCTTCCATCTCTTGTTGGAGTTGTTTTCTGAGAGCTGGAGTTAATTCTCCCGCAAAAGCAGAAGCTTTAGAGAGTGGCGAGCTATGAGTTGGGGCAGCTGATGATGCTGGCCTTGGCTTAGCGGCATTTCTTCTTATTCTTTCTTTATCTGCCATATAAGGATCCTCCTGTGATTGATCTAATCCTAGATTCTTGATCATAGTATACGCAGTTATTGCCTGACTTCGTAAATCTGGTGAAGAATGAATAGTGGCGGCCAGTTCAGGATATGC